TGGACAGAACATAACAATTGGCAAATCATCGCACGGCTCAATGTTCACAATGTGTAAAGCATCGCCCACACTACAAACTTTGACACGCTCGGCTATGCCATCATCGTCCAAATCGTAAAATAAATAATGTTCAATGTATAAAACATCGCTGCCATTTGCATCAGATCTTTCAGGATAAACCATATTATCAAATGGATTACGAGCTTGTTGTTCTTCATAAGCTTCAGGATCTACTGCGCCACTATAACCAGCGTATTGTTCCATTTCTTCTTGGTCGTAACCCATAGCAACAAGATCTGACACAGATTTAACTGTGCGGTGCGCCACATAAGATGAGTTTTCAAGTGAGCGTGCGTGGCGAGCGACTAAAACTTCTTCTGGTGGGACAGATTCTATACATACTTGGTTCTTTTCTTTTACTCTTTTGATCGTAACATCGTAAGAAATTGGCATTTCTTGCTCAATTTCTTCGCCTGATTCTTCATCTGTAACGCTAAGTTTCTCTGATTCTATGGTTTGACTTAAGATTTCAACCTCTGGATCTAACAAAAGGGCCTGATACTGGCCACGATTAATGCCTGAGTATTCGTGCGTGGTTGATTCAATCTTTTCGTCCCAAAATGCTTTAACAAATCCAGTTTTTCTGATCAACGCATCTTTAAAAACATCGTATAAAATATTGAAGCCAGGATTCTTTTCTTGAATAACATGGTTGATGTAGGCAGTTTGCTGTTCAGCCAGGGGAATGTCTTCGACATTTTTGGGGACAAATTCAACAACCTTATTCGTGCCAAAAAATACTCGCATAATCTGTGGCAACATAAACAAAACACTATCTCGTACATCCGTAGAAACATATTGTGACTGTAATGCGCTGTTTTGATCTGGCTCGTTGCCTAAATAATATTCGGTTGATTCTGCTCGTTCTTCACCTATTTGGTAAATATAATCACGGGCATCATCCATCTCGGATTTTAATACGCCCTGCAATTCTTCAATATCTAGTGCTTCGTTTTCTTCGGTATATTTATCTTTATCCATATTATCCAACTCTAAGTATGCGAGATTTTAGAGGTTTTTTGAAATTATAACCCATAAAACTGCCGCTGCCACTATAACTTGCTACACCAGAGGCCATAGTTAAGGCAAATGCATCTGCTTTGTCTGGTGACTTAATGCCTCTTTTGCGCATTTCTTCTTTACTTTCTAGTTTTATTTTACCACTAGAAGTGTATTTATAGGTAGGTGAACAAAGTTCAGCAATTAATTCATCGTCATTTGGTATTTTGCAATCACGGGTTGACAGCCAATCTTTGATCTTAAACCATAACTCCGCTCGTAAGTTGAGATAAGTTTTTTTGGTGCTTGGTGATTCGGAAACATTAACACCACGCACGGGAAGATCTAATTCTCTTAATCTGTCAACCACACCTGAACCTAAACCAATAACATCGACCAAGATTTCTTCTGGCCGCTCTATAACAGTACACTCATCGTATTTATTTTTAACAACACCACAAAGTTGCATCAAGTCCATAGATTGAAGTGACTGTATTTCTAACAAATGGTTGCCCTGACGCACGCATATAGCTGAATTATCGCCACCAAACCGAGCAACATCTAGGCCCCAAACAATTCCATCACTAACAGATAGCGCAACATCACGATCTACGGCCGAACGAACGAGATCCATAGGTATCGCAGTATCATCATCAGCTTTTGGAAACTCGCCCATAACCTCAACACGGGAAACAGTAGAATCTTCGCCATACTGTTCTAGCATTTTTTGGAACAATTCTTTGTCCGTGCCTTCGACCGTGCGGGAATCTATTTGTTCCGTGTTCCAATAAGACTTTTTGCCGTGGAACGAATCAAAGAACGGGCCAGTATTTCTTCTAGGGTTAGAAAAAGTAAACCAGTAACGATTTTTCGTTGGTTCGGAAAAGAACCCTTCTGATACTGAATAGATCGGTGCGGGAATACCTGAAGCTTCGTCCATTATTAGGCAAACTCCATACGAGGAATGTATTCCCGCAAATGCGTCTGGGTTTTCTTCTGACCATAATTGTGCTTGAGCATAGTAATAACCCGTGTCTATTTTTAAATCATCGTTCAAGGCTTTCTCGAACCATTGTGCTGGTCTAATGCTGGTAGCTGTTTTACTAAACCAATGAGAGTTGATGGCTAGTGTTAGCCACTTACCTAGTTCCGCCCAGGTACGAGAACGAAGCTGCTGCTCTGTATTAGCTGTCACAATAATAGTGCCGCCTAGTCTAGTAGATAAAAACCAAAGTATTAGCCAAGCAACTAGAGCTGATTTGCCAATACCACGACCTGAAGCAACTGCAAGTCTAAACATCTCTGGTAAATCTCTAACCTGGTTTCTTTGTATATGTGTTGCAATCTTTTTTAAAATTTTTTCTTGCCACTTTCTTGGCCCCTCAAAGTTTTCAAGGGGGGTATCTTTCTGTCCCCAAGGGAAAGCGAATTTAACGAAGTTATATGGATCTTCTGATATGTTCATAGACCACATTTCTTGCATAAGTTCTTTTTCTAGTTTTGCTCCATATTTCATAAAAATTTTATTTCAATCCTTTTACATACATAGCACCCCTACCCGCAAAAACGGGGGGCCTCTGAGATCCTTTTATATACGCACGAACGCAGGATCCGTGAGATCTCACGCTGTCAGATCCTCAGGATCCTCAGGATCTGGATCTGGATCCTTGAGATCTCGCAGATCCGTGAGAGATCTTTCTGCTGGTTGTAGCTCGATCACCCGTTCCCGTGCGTTGGTGATTATTTCCCGCAGATCTAAATTGTGTTGGACTTCCGCACGATCGGCCCAGCGTTCAGGATCTCGATTCTTGAGGTAGAAGATCTGGGCCGTAACATTCTTATCCTCGACCGCAGATCTCATGAGTGCGTTCGTGACTAATTTAACGCCAAGTGCCTCACCTTTTTTTATAGCTTCCTCAATTTCCTCAAACTCTTTGCGCCTACGATCCAAAGTTGACCAACTCACGCCCATGGATCTGGCGATCTGTCCAGATGTCAAACCTTGGCCAGCCAGCTCAGTAATTTGATCTAGTTTCTCTGGCGTGTTCAAAACTATTGGCTTCTTGCCAGGCTTTTTTCCCATAGATCTATTTTAATAGCCTGGCACAAAAAAAGGTTTTTAATTTGAGGATCTATACCCCTTTTTTCCCTTTGTTTATGCGGTATTGGGTAATTGTTGGCTTTTTTGGGTATTTGTGTTATATAATGTGCGCATGATAAATAAAAACCTATACATCGAGCTGATAAGACCAACGAAGCGTGAGCCAGAGTTGGGATTTCAAATCAATTGCAAAGATCCGTGTTGGTCTTTCTTTTTTTGGTTAGATCTTGCAAAGGCGCAAGGATCTAAGCACAAGCGAAAACTAATCGAATATGTGAACTGCGAACACTTTGGCCCACAGCTGAAGCTTGGCGCGTTTTATTTTCAATTTACCAGATACAACAAACCATGAAACAAATAGATCTATTTAACGACACCAAACAAATCGAGATCTGGAATGGTAAAACTATTACTCTGGTTGATCGTGGCCGTGGTATTTTTATTTCTGTTGAGATCTCATCAACTATGCGTGTGCCTTGTGTGTGTTGCGATGTTTCACCGCACCAACTAAGACAAAGCAAGCACAGGAGATATTTTTACATTACTTTTGCTGATCAGGATCCAAAAGAGATCTGTTTGCAATGTTTGCAAACCATGAACCTTAACCAGATTGAGTGCGCTTTGGTTAGATCCTACAAAGTGGCAGAGATCCGACAAGAAGAAAACGCAAAATCTGACGCTGGCGAGTTTCCGCCATCTGTGGCCTACGCCAACACCAGAGAAAGAGTTGCGCAATTGCCTAAGATCTTTTTAACCAGAGAAGACAAAGACAAGTATTACAAGAACCCACAAAACAAACCATTGAGGAAAGTCAACTGGAAGGAGCATTACACAACTGATGACGGCAGAAGCTAGAAACAGATCTGTAAAGATCTGTCTTGTGTTAACTATTGGAGATAGAAAAGATGCAAAATAATGAAAGAAAAAACAGGTCTTGCGCTGCAAGGGTAAGGCCAAACTATGAGGAAGTTATGACCTTATTAAGGCGTGATTCTCAGCGTTGGAAGAATGAGGAGTATGGCGGTTATCAAGATCGTTGGGACTTCATCAAAGAATATGGCCTCAGCTTTGATTGGGTTGAAGGCAAAACGGAATACAATCCAGATGCTGGATATTATAGATGGCAACTGTCATGGGGTGGCCCCTCTGATGAGTTCAGGTTCTACATGGACGGGGACAGGTTCTATGTCATCGAATACTGGTTCATGGATTGGTACGATGGCGCTTGTTACACAGTACCAAAGAACCAAGATTTTAACGATCTTGAGGTTATCGCTTCGTTTTACTTTGGCGTGAATAGTACAAGAACCAACCACAGAGGTGAAGAATGAGCGACAAATGGAATGACGAGATCCGCCACCAAATAGATGTCATTACTGACAGCGATTGGTTTGCGGAACTAGTAGAAAAGAAAGTGAGAGAGATCCTTGAGGAGAAAGATGCAAAAGTTTAGGATCCCCAAGCGCAAAATGGCCGTCAATCTTTATGGTGGCGGCCGTTTCTCTTTCGATATGTCTAAACTGGTTGCCGTTGGCAAGCATGAAGGCATTACAGCCATTACCTTAATCAATGAAAAAGATCCCATCCAGATCCTTGGCTCTGCTGGTGAATTCTGGTATGACTTCAACGCAAGGAGAAAGATCTGATGGAAGGTTTGGTTTTTGGCTTAGTCGATAATGGCGTTCTTGCCCTCTGCGCTTTGGTTGGCGTAGATCTTGACCAAAGGTTAAGCGGTAAGGGCCTCAATGGTGCGCTTTATGGATCCCTGTTAGGTAATTCATTGAGCGATTTTTTAGGTGGTGTTTTTGATTTCGGCTTATGGGTAAGTTTAAACATAACCCTCGGCTGTCTCGCAATCATACCTCTCGTATATATATTTCTTAGACGATATGACAAGATCTATAAATAACCCAGCGGAGTTTATAAGTTCACTCCGTTCATTGAGGGTTTGGCCCACCCAAGAAGGTACAACGGGCCATGTATATTATGACTGTAATTGAATTTATGTTTGTCTTGTGCGTGGGAATCATAACCCTCGCTTTGGCAACCATTAAGGAGAATAAAAAAATGGTAGGAGAAATCCAAAACTTTACTTATGACGAAAGCATAAGCTTTGAAAGTAATTATCAAACTTGGTACGATCTGGCTAACAGAGAGCGCCGAGATTGGCTCGAAGATCCATTAAGCGATGAAGAAGCTTACGATCAATTTATTGGCCGTTACGGGCAATATAAGGTGACAAGCTAATGAAATTACCAGCGCCCCAATGGGTTAAACTCTATATTGAATTGTCATCCTACATAGAGGATAAATTATATCCTTTAGATGATGACAAAAATGAAGATGCTTTCATTGAAATCGTTGACGATGTAGAAGACATTTTAAGAAAGTGTGGTTTAGAAAAAGGAGAATAATGAAAAAGCTGGATCTAATTTTGCATGATTTTAATCCCCTTGATCCAGCTTTGGAGTTTGCTAGTTCTCTGTAAAAACTAGCGTTTAATATTATGAATACTTGTTTAGTTTGCGATAAAGAAATAACCAGACCAAAAGGTGTGTTCTGTTCCCCAGAATGTTCTAAAATTGGCACATATAAAACCTATAAGGTTGGTAAACCTTGTTCCAAAGCAAAATACTTTGAAGAAGATTTCGACAATGGTGCAAGTCGTGGCATTGAAGATATTGGCATCAATGTAGATCCTGAAATTTTAGCTCAAGCTGAATGTTATGTTTACACCCGCCTATCAACAATACATAACCCACTATACTCGCCTTGGTATAGAAATTACACTTTTACTATGTATCACCATTTGGAGCATTTCGACCTACACACGGGAATGCCTCAACCTCTTAAATTTTAAACGCCTTGGCTCATGTGTTCATAAGCATCTGGACACTCAGCAAGCAACTCACCACACACGCAGTATTGCTCCTCATCGTGTTCAGGCGCACCGACTTGAGATCTTAAATCTTCACTCATGCTTTCTCCTTTATAAATCCACCTTCAATAAGAGTTTTAGCCACCCTGATATATTCAGATGATAGTTTCCAAACCAGACCAGTATCAACCAAACTCTGCCATGCTTCTAATTCTTGTTTATGTGTATCAACCTGCACAAAACCAAGCGTAATTCCTATTGCGTCATAATTATTCATCTTTCTACCTCTCGTAATTCAACTACTAACAAATAACCCAACCCCACCAGGAGCAAATGCTTGCGCACGCCTGGTGCTGCTTTCTTGAGCAAGACCCTCTCATTCTCTTTCGCACACCACAGAACCC